CCTAGGGTCACGTTAGGGTATGGCAGATCACCCACAGCTTTCAGACAGAAGGTCAAGAGCATGTCGAACAGGAACGAGAGTTCAGATGAAGTCATTTGCTGTGATATTTCAGAGCAAGACACATCCAAGGGTCCGTGGACCAACCATTTCATGCGGTTGGTTTACAGACTCGTGGGTGTGCCAGAGCGAATCATAGATTTGATAGAATGTGCAAACATTAACTGGACTCTTGACGCACGCAATGTAAAACTCAAAGTTAGTCACAAATTTCAGAGTGGCAGAGCCGACACATTGTTTGCGAATACAATGATGAACATCGGACTGATTATGGCTTCAGTGGAGATAAATGATTTGAAGTTGGCATTGTTTCAGGGTGACGATTCTTACATTAGGGCTCAGAGAGTTAGAATGATTGGTGAAAATCCTAATTTGAAGGTGGAACGTACGCAATTTGGTGATTTTATTGGATATTTGATTGGCGACGGCGATATTTACCTAGATATTCCAAGGTTTTGTGTGAAGTTGTTAAACAGGACCTTTAATTCCAACCAGGAAATTTCTGAATACAGAATTGCAGTGTATGATTGGTTGCGAGTCTTCCAAGACCCCGAGCAATTACACACTGGGATTTTGTACAACGCAGGTAAGTATGGTTTGTCTGAGGCAGAAGTAGCTCTTTTGTTTGCTTTTATGAGAGAATTTTATATGGGAAATTTGATTAGGAAAGTCAACCACACGCACACTAGACAGCACTTGAGAGGAAAAGGAACAGAGTATTTTGCTGGTGGGATGAAGTATTACCGGTCCCACAACCCGAATTTTGTAATTGGAGAACTGATTGAGAATAGACTAGGCTTGGCGAAAAAGAAGAGCACAATAGCTGATGTTATTAGTGGATGGACGCATTAAACACTGTTGCAGCTCGCTTGCTGGCAGTGTTGTATTTACTCTTATTTAGAATATTGTATTATTGTAAGCATTTATTGGCATTTAATATTGTATTGTATTGTGATTATTGGCATTATATTAAATATTGTACAAAGGTTTATTGTAATTAATTATCTTGTTTGGGCATTATTATATTGATTTGTTTGATTGGAAATGGACGAGTACCAGCTTATCGCACGCCCGTACGTTAACGAACGTTCGACTGAGCTGAAACCCGAATCTGTTGGCATTGAAGTGAATCGCGACGACGTTGCGGTTCTCATGGAAGAGATTATAGCGTTGGCAAACACTGAGCGCGGTTCAAAAGCTTCTCAGAGGCTTGCTGACCGTATAGTGGATTCCTTTCTGTGGAAAGCGTTTAAAATGTCTATAGTATTTATTGTAATTTTAGTGTCTGTATCGATTTTGTATTTTACTTATTTGTTTTATATTAAAGATGATGTTGATAATGTAGTTGACGGCGTTAGAATTTTCGTGAATGAGATTGTTGAATTGATGAAGAAGCTAGTTGAGATCCTGGAGTTGACTTACGCACTGTTGGACAAAATGAGTTTAGACGTTGAAAAGGCTGTTCACGATTTGGAGACGCAAGTGATGAATAGCGAGGATGATATAGACGCGTTAATTCTCGCCGTAAACTAGTATACTGTAATTAATAATTGTATGTGTAATGAATGTTTGTTTAATTGAATATGAGTAGTCAAGATAATATTACTAAGGCCGCTGGGTCGAACCAAGGTTCGTCCAGCAAATCAACTCCTGATAGCTTGAGCGCCAATGTCGGTAGAGAGTTCAAGACGAATGTCACCTCAACCAAGGTGGGTGAGGGTCTGTACGCAGACCTTCACGACAACTTCCAGTCCGGTATCACCGAGAGCACTACTGGAGTTGCCACATTCCAAGTGAAGGCGAACTTAGGATCCTTCCAGCTTGAATCGAAAATACCGTATGGCACTGTAATCTTTTCCTATCCTATTGACGCAGCTTTATCTGACATGAGTGCTTCGATCGCTAACCAATACGTTAACTATCGAATCACCCATCTCAGTGTGACTGTGCGCAATGTTAGCCCTTTCGCTTCTGCTAGCGGTAGCGTTCAATTTGCCTACATCAATGATCCTAACAACATAGTCAAGCAAGATGCTCAGAACATCGAGACATTGATTCGTCAGACTAACTCACGTCAGGTCGGTGCTAAAGATACTTTGGATTTGGACTTCAATCAAACCCAGCTAAATGTGCTGGGAGCACCTTCAGGCTGGAAGTTCTGTAAACCCAGGGGTGTTGCCATCCTTGACCGTTATGGAACTGTGGCTGCCGCGGTGAGAGGTGTCCCCGCGATTGGAGACGGCGCGCAATTTGTTGTTAGTGTCGCCGCAACTTTTGAGTTCTTTGGTATGACATTGAATCTTCCTGATTCTGAGACGTTTGAAGGTCTTCCTGACACTGGCCTCAAGGCCGGTATTGCCATCCAGGATGCCCGTTATGCTGACGAGTTTGGTGATTATGAATTGAAAATCCAGGTCCCCGCAACACTCCCCCCCGGTTGTGCCATTAATGAGTCGTACACGTGTTATTTTGCTTCTTCCTTAGGTTTTAACGTCGAAATTACAGATAGTCAGAGCCGTGTTATCAACTTCCCTTGTACCGTCCGAACTTGTACCGCAACATTCCAGAGCGAGGGCCTAGTTAGTTATAAATTTATCGCCCGCACAGCAAGAATGGCCAACCTCAACCGTCCTTATGAGAAAGTAGTAGTTACCCCCAGTCTTAACAATAGTACTAAAACGGCAATTCTGGTAGTCCCTAGTAGTGATACGCAATTAATTAATGAGGAGTCAATAGATATTGGTTGTAAGAATGAGATTCGTATGTTTGAAAGTCTTTGTCGTCACGTTGACGCTCGTCTGCTTGCCGCAGGAATCGGCAGCAGCTCCTAAGTTGGTTGAACTGGTTAAAGAACAATATGATGAGTTTAAGAAAATAATTGAGGAAATTTCAATAGATCTCAGCGGTGAATCAATCACAATCGATGTCGATTTAAACAAACTTGAAACTTTACAGCAGAATACAATAGACACGGTTGCATCAGTAGGTAGGGCAAACATAGATCAGTTAGTCATTTTAAAAGATTCAAATACAGCAGGAACTAATGGTGTTAGAAATGATATTTATGGTTTCAAAGAGTCTACTTCAAGTGGATTCAAAATGCTAAACAACACCCTCGGGTGGCTTTACACTCTGGAGAAGGAGGAAGTCGCAGCTATAAATGCTGACTTCTTCAGACGCCTCGACAACATCAACGAGGTACTTACCACCATAAATGGCGTTTCTGACACTATTAGTGGCACTTTGGGGGTCGTTAACACTTTTCTTTCTACAACGCAAAACGCAAATTTGGGAGCAATGATAAATGCACAACAGAGAACAAACGCAATTTTGACTGAATTAGTAGACACATTTCCGGCTAAAATTTTAGAGACAGTAGCAACAACAGTTTTCGAATCCAACACTGCTGAGACAGTTGGAGGTGATTTTGGTGGTTTATTCTGTGGTTATGATCCTATAGGTATTGGTCCAATTGATTGTGGTGGTTACTTGCTTGCTGAAGGTGTTGGAACTGGTCACACAATTACTCCAGTGGTCAGAAAAGCAAATGACAAATTTAACATAGAAAATTTTAGAAAATCAAAAGCAGAGGAACTTTAAAATAGGGGTTTCTTTAAATTAATATAATGTCTGGGTATTGAAATTTTATTAATTATTTTTGAGAGTGGTTTAACAGCAAAATGAGTAACCTTAGATCTAC